CACTTGGAGCCCCGCCTTCATCTCCCTTCTTAGAATCTTCGCCGTCTTTATTTAGGAATTTATCGAAAACCCCGAGATACCATAATAGGAGAACAAACCCTACAACTATTAATCCTATATAGAATCCGTCCATTTTGTTTTATTATTACGATTAAGTTCGCGATATTATTATTATATATTACAGAAAAAAAAATAATTAGAAATAACTATTTTAATTCATATATTTTAATTCATATTTTTTAATTCATATTTTTTAATTCAGAAAAAGACTTATTTGTTAAAAGGCTGGCCGTTATCGCGCATAATTTCTTATGTAAGTATTTTATGTCAAAATATAACGCCGATTTTATAAACATATTGAGTTTTGCTAATTTAGTTTTTAAATCGTCTGTTTCGTCATATAATCCTACAAACATATTATATTCATCCCCTAATAAAACTGAAATATGTATATTTTTAAGAGGCTGTTCAGGTGGTAATGATTCTGGTTTATCAATAAAATATTCCATATATTTTATAATAAATGGAATAGTTTGCAAATCGACTGCTTTTATAATTATAGGATTTTCTTCTATAGACCCATATGAATTCGAATTAGGGTTTTCCATAATACTCGTTTTCAAAAATCGGGAGTTATAGGCGGCTTTAAATTTTATTTTCCATATGGTATCATCTAATTCATGCCTCATATAAATAAATTTATCACTTTCCTTTTCATCGAGACCACCATCTATAACATGAGTCATTTGAATAATAGGATTTGATAAAATTTATTTTGGGTTATATACATATATTATAATTTCAATTTTTAAATGGGATTTATACGAATCGTGCTTATAATAATATTATTATTGTTTATTCAAAACTCATATGTAGAAAGTAAAAAGTCAAATAACAACACATATTCAGTTATTAAATTAAATAACTGTTATGAAAAGGAAAGTTATGACACACGTTATGACTTTTATGAAAAAAAAAGTTATGACAATATCATATACAAATTAGAACTGTATCCGCCTGATTTATATGAACCATGCTCATCATCATATAATCATTATCAAATTAGTAATTTTCCGATTCGTAATAATAACGAATTTGAAGAATATAATAAAGGTGTTATATATCATTCGAATGTATTTAGTAATGATGTGCGATAGTTTGTTATATCATTAACACTAAATGCATTTCTATAGTTAAATCCGGTATAACTTTTATTTACAGATTCTCCATTATCAAGAGTAGTATGTTCATTCCCATACTGATGAGATATGAAATTATTCATGGGTTCTTTATATTGGTCAGCAGGTTTATATATTTTTTTAAGAGGATTATCTATAAATTTTTCTGAAATTTTCTGACTACCATCTAATCTGATTGGCTTTATACTAATGGAATTTATTGTTTTATTCGATGTATTTACTGGTATATCAAAACTTTCAACAGTTAATTTTTCGGGTTCGAATATATCCGGTTGTTTATCACAGTTTATACATTTATTTCTGTATAATTCAAGTATTAGCATATCGATAGACGACAAATCTAATTTACCTTTTTTGCATAATGATGATTTGATTAGAAAAATTATTATATCCATATCCAATATTGTTTCTAATAATAAAAGCCTTGTTTTGTCTTCATCATTTATGTTATTTTCCATTCGTGATGTTTTTAGTATCTTAGCTTTTAATGCATCTCTTTCCTTTAATATCGATTCATCTATTAAGTTAGTATTTTCGCTACAAAAATCGGCAATATGTTCTGTATTTAATTGTATATATGATTTCATATTCTTATTAGTATCTTTAATGATATGCTTGAGTGATTCACATGTCTCATTTGACATTTTATCGTTTAATTCTGTTATATTATCTTTAAATCTTTTCATATGCATTTCAAATATATTTGGATCCATCATAATATCTCCATTTGACGTTTTAACTGTTATAATCTTTCTATTTATTAAGTCATCCGATAACTTTTTATGGTAAATGCCTTTTTTTGTTGAATATAGAAAATAATAACACACCATCAACAAAATAATTGTAACGCCTAAATATGAATAATTTAAAGATTTTTTTTCACCTAGTAAAGACATGTTTATATCTTATATATAATCACTATTATTTTATTATGATGTAAAAAATATGTATTCTATTACCAACTATCATACCCATTTTCATACCTATTCTGATTATAGTTTAATTCAGATCCTAAATCAGAATCGTTTTCCATTTTAGTTTCGGATAACTTCGATAAATTTAGTAAATCATTATTAACATCTATCGATAAATCAATTATTTCTGGTATATCAGAAAGTTTAATTTCTTCTATTTGCATATCGTTTATTATGATAAATATCAAAGGCCCATATATATGTTTAGATAATAAGCGCGACCCTAATATATTAACATCTGTAATATCACCGCCTAAATTTATAAACATTATTTTCACATTATCCCATTCCTTATACACATTCCAGTCATAATTAGCCAATTCGGATAACTGTACTTTGCGAATAGAATAGCTATCGCCGTCTAGCACAATGCCATTAATTTCATGTTGATCCATATTTTTATTTATGAATGTTAAAATTGTATTTTTTAACTTGTTTAAAAAACAAGTAATTATTAAATCAATAATTTTTATATACATTAATATAAATTCAATTTTAACATGACTAATGTTATTTATAAATCACAAAACGTATTACCATTTCAGTCAGTAAAAGATTTTAAAAATGCGCCGATTCAAGATGAGTTTTATGGGATGACCAATAAACATATATTCTTAAGTACTAAAAATATTTATTATATGATAAATGAAGTGGTTTCATTAAATAAAAGACGTAAGACAGACTATAATTTAAACACAATCATTCCATCAATTCCGGATTTAATGTATACGTGGGCTAATGATAATAACATTGACGATTACGAATATCTAACAGATGACGTCTCACAAACTATAAGTTTTATTAATAAACAATTTTTAATAAATAACAGCGCCTTATTCAAAATTCCAAATGATGAATCAATAAATGTATTCAGAATGAAAGATGTAGTAACAGACAGATGCGGCAGACCCAGTATAAAAAAATACGATGAAATGTTAGCAGAAGATTACCATACCTTAGATTTATGGCAGACTCCGACGCGAGAAATATTTAGAAACAATCAAAATTTTAGGTATAATAATGAAATTCCTACATGGCAGAAATCTATGCAAACCCGTCATTATGATACAGATAATGATGGCTTATCTTCGTCAAAATATAGCAGAGCTTCTATCGAGCAATCGCCCCGTGGCTATAATATGGAAAATATTATTAAAGGAAGTATAGCCAGTGAAAAAAATGCTATATCTGAATATTATTAATTTTTATTTCAAATAACTTTTTTGTATAAATATATAAATAATAATATTATTAAAATGGACGTCAATATGGATACAGAATATTTCGGCATGCCATTAAAATTATGGCTTTTATTTCTAGTCGTGGCGGTATTTCTAGCACATTATAATCGCATGCTGCCGGGGCAAGCCGCGCCAAAGCCTCCAATGCCGGCTTACTATTATTAATTTAATTCAAAAAAAAATATATATTTTTTTTGTGAATATGCACATTAACTATCAGGAACTTCTCGCAAACTATTCATATTTAACATCCAATCATATTCATTTTGATAGAACATGAAATGCACTCGTAGCTGAGAAGTTCTACCTATTCGCTGCCCTCTGCCGATTACCTGTGTTTCTATATTTGGGTCGACCATCTTATGAGCAAATATTAAATCAGTCGCGGTTTGTAGGTTTAACCCAGCGCAATGTTTTGTTGAATTAACTATTAAAACACATCTTTCAGTACATTTAGTAAATTTATCAACAGTTGTTGCAATTTCTGAATGCGTACCATGTAATTGCCAATAATCTATTTTTTCTTCTACTAATTTCGATATAATTTTATCAATGGTCTCAGTGTAATTAGCAAATATCAATACTTTACTGTAAGAACTATTCGGAAGTTGATTAGTACCTTTCATTAAATTATTAATATTAACATCAATTTTTTTTTGTTCAGAGGGTCGACCTCCCTTTATAATATCGATAATAGCATCTATTTTAGTACGGTTTAAATTTTTAGTAATTTTAAATTCTTCCTTTATTTCATAACCTAGTTCATCTTCAACTATTTTATTTAAGTTAAAATTGCTATTCACGTAAATCAAAGCCTTTAAATTTATTTGATTTCTGCATTTTATGCATTTTCCTACTGGTGATTTATTAGCAAATACAGTTCCAAAGCAACATATACCACATAATATAATACCACAGCATTTTAAAATAATTATATCGCTTTCATCGGATAAATCTCCATAACAAACAGGGCATTCGCCATGTGTGATATTACTTTTAACCCTTTCTATGGCAATACCGGATTTTTTCTTAACATCAATATATTCTTCTTTAGTAGCATCTATTAAGCCTTTAAGATTGGGATAATTATATTCAATAGGCCTCCCTATCAAAATATCGGACTTTTTATATGTATCTTTTTCATCCGGATTTTCTGACATAGCTTTCCTAAGGCCTTGCATTGGTTCGACTTCCTTTATAAAATCCAATACAAATTTAGATTTTTTATATAATTCATATTGCTTTCCTAGCATATTTTCGAATATATCAGCAACACTATCTGTTTTGATTCCAAGGCGCACTGCCGCAGTCTCAATAGCATCTCCGTTTAACATTTCCATAATTTCAACAGATTCAGCATTACCCATTGCACCGAGTAAACCCATGTATTTATTATTAATATTTTCAAATACATACGCATAAAACGCAGGAGAACTAAGGTTATTTGTACGCTGCACAAAATTGGGATTATTTCTAATATTAAATGTTGTAAATAATATTTTATTTTTCATGATTTCGCTACAGCTATAATTATTATACATTAATAGTTCTGATGTAGTTTTAAATTGTCTGTTTATTATAACTTTATTTGTCATATTCCTCTTGGTGGAACTAATATACCATGTAAATAATGCATTAACAACACCCGCATTATGAGGAAGGCTAATTGTATCAAAATCATCAACTACAACGCGAGCCCAGCTATAATTTCGCATATTAGCTAAAACATTATATATATACAGCGTCGTTTTATCTCTGTTTTTATCTTCGATGATTATTGACGGCGGAAAATTAATAGGTCTTGTTATTTTTCCGTTTTTTACTATAATAATATCATATTGGTTAATTTTTTTGTTTTCCATGAAATTTATTAATTGCTGTAGTTCTCTGACATCAAATACTTTAAAATACTTTAATGATGTAAATGTCTGAATCGATTTAACCCACTGATCTACGACAGATACCCCAGCGAAAATTAATGTGGGTTTTAATATACTGCGAAACCGTTTTCTTACGATTGATGTATAGCGTGGATTTGTAAATCGTCTATAACATGCATCATCGTCTAATAAATTTATATCAGCTATTTCTGGAAATACTTTCGGAATTTTCTGAACAAGAACTAAACTAAGTATATCAATAGTTTTCCCACTGCCTACAGCTTCTGATAATACGCCCGCGGTGGTCTTTATTTCATATACTTCATTATTATTATACCCGCGTTTGGCTTTTATAGTTCTTGTCATCTCTAAGTCTACCATAGCTTTTATAATAGGTTTTTGATGTGGAAATAAACTAGTCTTTAAACCAGGTATATTTTCAATTGTTTCAAATGTTTCATCTATTAATATTTCTACATCACCTGATGTTTCTATGTTTCTTGGTTGTTCAATCCATGATTTTTCCATTTTGTTTAATTCACCCGAACGATATAATGAACGAAACAATCGCGATTTAAATATAATAATATAATTTCAATTTTAGATTATTTATATTATTATATTAAAATGACGGAAGTATCAACAAACGAAGTTAAAATAAATATATCACAAACAGCCCAGTTTAATAATGGAGTTCAAATAGAAAAGATGAGCAAAGATTCAAAAAAACAGTATGATGATCTATCAAATACATTAAAATGTGTTTTTAAAGATTTAATAAAAAATGATGGATTAAATCCGCATAACATTATGTTTGTGGTTACTAATATGATGAGTGTAGCTGGCTCTTATAAAACTTTATCAGGCGCTCAAAAAAAGGAATTAATTGTATTTATTTTATGTGAATTTATTAGAGAAGAAGTAGATGATCCTATAATAGAGGCAAATTTAACACTTATGGTACAAACAATAGTACCAGGAACTATTGATATAATAATAGATGTTTCCAAAAATGTTTATAAATTTGATAATAAAACCGTTTTAGATTGTATTAAAAAATATATATGCTGTAAAAAATAATTCAAATAAATGAAATTTTAATAAATTGTATAATATAAGGAGCGCCTAATAAAATGACCCATAGAGTTAATATAGAAAAAGAAACTATCAAAAACACCAATTATAGAAATGTTATATACACAGACAAATATCAGCAACTAGTATTAATGTGTTTGAATGTTGGTGAATTTATACATTTAGAAAAACACGTAGGAACCCAATTTTTTAGAATAGAAAAAGGCTCAGGAATAGCTGAAATCGGAAGTAAAAAAAATAAATTTTTATTAAAGGATGGCATATCATTAACAGTACCTCCCAATACATTACATAAAATAATTAATACGAATAAGACCGAGCCATTAAAATTGTATACTATCTATTCACCTCCTCAGCATAAACCCAACGAAATTACCAAACGACAAATGGTTATTCAATAAGCCCTTGCTTGATAAAATAATCGTATCTTGGAATAACGTAAATATTAAATGTATTAAATGTTAATTCAGCATTATCCGGAATGTATCCTAATTTTTGTAGATTAATCATGCATTTCTTTTTAATGCTTTTTACAGGCTGGTCCGAATAAAGATTTCTATTTTTACTTAACTCATTATTAATTTCTTTGCTCATATTAATAATTTTTAATTCAATTTGCTTGGAATGTTTCATCAATAAATATTGTTGTAGTATATATATTTCAGCAGAACTATCATATTTATTATTTAGACCATTCTTTTCATTATTTTTCATATGCGATAATATATTTTTAAAATTATTTACACGCATATGATTATTAAAATAAAACAGTTGTTCTTCATATTTACGATTATCATATTTTTTTAAACCCGCGTTTTTTCCTACTATAAGGCGCGTTTCAGTTGATGTCGCCGGGGGGTATGGTTGAATATATATATCCCCATCTAAATATTCAGTAAAACCATCTTTCCATGGCAATCTAAATTTAAACATAGCCATTTCCGGCTTCATTGTGTTATACCAATTCATTTGCCATTCATGGTCTATAGAAACCCTCTCTTCTACAACATCTTCATTTTGTTTCTCAGGTTCTCCTGTTCTTATATCTGAAATTAATAATATAATCTTGTCAGGATGATTTTCAGTTATCCATTCTTTGGCTGTATCATCTGTGAAATATTGCACGTGAGTTTTAATCATTTTATAATTATCTAATTTTGTATTAAATTCCCTTGGATCATATAATTCGAAGTAAATATTAGGAAATAATTTTGATAAATATAATATATGAGTTCCTGGAGCCGATCCAGCATATATAACATATATTAGTTTTGATTTATCGGTTATATTTTTTTCATGAATTGTTAGAAATTCTATTTCAGTTAATAACAATTTTCTCTGACCCCAATGTATAACATTTTTAACTTCCTTAGTTCGGCGTTTATAAGTTTCACGAGGTATATCATTGTTTAATAGGCGAGTCTCGCTAGTAAAATCGAACATGACTTTATTATCATTAATGTCAGGTTTAATAAAACTACAATAATATGACATAAACGGGTTTAATTTAAAATTATCGAATAATGTTGCTTCCGTGCATATTCTAAAACCACTGGAAATAAATTTATCAGTCCATTGTGTATTGGATTTATAATTAGTACCCCATTGCGGGGTTGTTGTATCATTCCAGACATAATCGTAAAAATTATGCATAACATCCAGCATTTTACATTCAAAATCATTTTTTACATCATGCTCCCTTAATATTATTATTCCATTAGGTTTTGCGACTCTCTTTATTTCATGAATGAGTTTATCTATATTAGATTCAGGAATATGATGAAGTACCATTAAACATGTTATCATATCAAAACTATCATCGCTAAAAGGTAAAACACATCCGTCATATTGAGTAAATGTTATATTAGCATAATCACCATAAGGCATTATATCAACCCCATGCGTTTGCAATTTATTCAATTTAAAATAATGTGATATTGATGAAGTTATGGACCCATCATGGCAACCGATATCCAGATAACATTTTGGATTTAATTTATCGGTTTTGGTGAAAACATATTTTTCTATAGATTTTACCCTATTAGCACCTCTATTATCGTCGCAAATATTTTGATTATTCAAGGATAAATATTTTTTCCTTAATTTTTCGTATAGTCCTTTATTAGTCAAATCCCAATTAACTTCATTTAATGTGGCCACATAATCAATCATTTCACTACAAATTGCATGTTTCCAAAGATATTGTTCTATTATTTTTTCTACATATTTTATCATATCATATTTTAATTCAGGTTTATCATTCAATAAAGACGGCGATAAAGACGGTGAAACAGATGAAACAGATGATATTAATTGTCGTGTGTCACGAGTATAATAAACTTGCATCCCTAAAATATCATTATATTCATTTAAGTATTCGGTTTGTTTAGACTTAGGTCTGGGCATTTATATTCAGAAAAATGAAACGACCAATGATATAATATATATAATTTTTCACTTTTAAAACTAAATTATAAATAAAAAAAAATTTAATATGTTTTGTATATAATAAATAAAATATCGATGTCTTCGTCAAATAAAAGTAGTGATTTAAATTATAGCTTAGGTATATTACTTGCTATACTTATTCTATTTTGGTTTATGTGTTATATGAATTCCGATGGTTATAACACCTATTATGAAGATGATTCCGCTTTTAATAGACGCGGATGCAATATGAGGCGAACCCATAATGATGTGCTACAGGTTCCTAATAGTAATACATCAATGAGAAAGTATATAGATGAAGTTGACTATAAATATAAGACCCTACACAATAGTAGTGAAATGGATGACCGACAAGTAGAAATGCATTTATCGAAACAAGTCGATGGGACGGGCCCTCGAAGTCTAACATCGACTTGTTTACTACAGACACAATCCGGATTTAATATGTCATAATAAAATAATTATTTTCATTAATATATATTAATAAAAATATCATATTAATGTATTGGAGTTTAATATTAATTATAATTTTAATAATTTATTTATTACATAAAAATAAATTTGAGAGAAGACCTCCGAGAACTGTATATTTATTTATAACAGGTGGATTTGATTCTACATTCAGACTTTGTCAATTAGCAATGTCTAAACAGTATGTTCAAGGTGTATATTTAAATATACCCGAGGTTGATGGTAGCATTGTAAAACGTCAAAATGTCGAATATGAATTAAAATCAATTCATAACGCCGTATGTGAATTGAATAAAATGGGGTTTGGTAAATATATTTATCCATTGCAAATTGTTAATCAATGTGATTTATCCGAAGATATAACTGATTCATTCAGACAACTTTATTATAAAAATTTTTTCTCCAGGCCTATTAACCAATATACTTATATGTGCGATATCAGTATTAAAATGAACAATATTATAGAAACGGGAGTTTTATGCGATACTGCCGGAGGTGTGTATAAATCAACAGGAAAATATATAGACTCAAATACTAAACTAATAGATTTAGAACTGGTAGAAAAGGACGGTAATACCGATATTTTGGCATTTAGAAATCTTAGATTTCCATTGTGCGGTATAAGTAAATATCAAATGGCCGAATATGCCAAACAAAATGGATTTTATCATATATTGGAAAAAACAATATCATGTTGGTATCCAGTAAACGGAAAACCATGTAATAAATGCAAAATGTGCAGTGAGCGTGTTATATAAATTATTCGCCAAAATTTAATAGCTTTCTCATAATTTCTACATGAGGATACTGATGTTCCTGTAATGGTACATAACCACTTACTTCTTTATTGAATCTAAAAATATGGAATTCATTAGGCTTTGACCCCTTAGAATAATAAAATTTTTCGCCATCTATATCAATCTCTTTAGCAGATATTTCTTCTGTAGTCAATTCTTCACATGGATTAGGTAATATCATATCTTTTGCAATATTAGAATGATATAGTTTTTTATTAGTAACCGCGCACATTTTGCATTTAATATTTTTTTTAACAGTTGAATCAAAGCTAGACTCATGTATAGAACAATCAATCGATGCCTCGGCTAATGCTATTAGAAATTGATTAATTAATATTTTATTTTTTACAGACATCGTATATAAGTGTACATCGGTTGTTTCTTCTTTCTTCTTTTTAAGATTATATCCTTCCGGATAATCGCTAAGATACAAATATGTTTGAACATTTTGCTCTGATTTTGGCAAATCAACATGTGATAAATATCTAACACCGCGGGCTATTATTTGTTCTTGGCGAGATGCGTTCCAATAAGGCTCTATTATATGGATATGTCTGACACATTTTAAATCGAGTCCTTCCGCGCCTGTTTTTGATATTAATAATAATGCTATATCATTACCATGCATATTACGTTTATTATTAAAAACGGTTACTATGTTCTCTCTTTCATCTATATTTACTTCACCAGAAATTATAGCAAATGTCTTATGATTTTTAGCACCTCCTCCCTTATCGCCTAACCCGTATACATCCATTTCATCATTTTTATTTTTTTCTGCATTCCATGATTTATATCCATTTAATTCTAGTATCATAGCTAATATAGCAAGTCCTTCCCCCGTCACAAATTCACTATATACCAATCCTAACTGATTTTCATGCTTTTTAATATTTTTAATTATTCTGCCGAATTTTGGACTAAATTCATCGGTATTTAATAAATCGGGTTTTTTAATCTTATCTATATATTTTTCACGCGATTTCATTCCTCTTACAGGGCCTAATGCATATTCTGGTATCAAATAATTACTAGATTGTCTTGATTTGACTCTATATGAAGAACTGACTGAATTTTTCGATGAAAATCGTTCCGATCTTGACACCCTCTTTTTAACGGCGTTTTCTTCAACTTCTAAATCCCTAAATGTATTATATCGAGCAAATTGCGAACTAGACATCGGTACATATACTACCTTCAATGGCAATTCCTCCGGAAACCCTTCTTTCCTTTTATTACCGAAATATAAATTTCCATAGTAACTAGTTAAACCTAATATACGATTTTTGAATTTATCCGCATTTTTTATAATATTTTTTTTAGCATCGATAAAATAAGAATCAAAATCCAATTGTAATTCTGGAAATAGTGTTTTATTTGTTTTATCATCTATAGAACCCTTAAGCATGTTAAATGTAGGCACTAGCTCAAAAGGGTCGTTGATTATAGGAGTGCCGGTTAGAAATAATAATTTAATATTTTTTGTACGCATTATAATATCATATAAATTCATTGCATTATTGGAGCCGTTAGTAATAGCATTTGATAAATTATGGAATTCGTCTATTATTAATAACGAATTTTCTAAAAAATCATCAACCTTTACAACCTCATAAAACTCTTTTAACTGTTTTTCCACAATTATATCATCTTCGCTTTTTTTTACCCGCGTCATTTGTTGAAACATATTGGATGCATTTAAACTCACAAATTTATATTTAGTATCAACTATATTATCTATCTCCACATCTGAAATATTAGGGTTTATATCAGATCTATCGGGTGATCTATCGGGTGATCTATCGGGTGATCTATCGGGTGATCTATCAAGTGACTTAACAGATGTTTTTATCCTTTCTTTAATAAATTTACTAATATTTTTTTTAAAATTGTCTTGTAGACTTTTTGAAAGTAAAACTATTATTTTTCTATCCGGATCGTGCTCTCGATAATATTCAGCGAGAGCGACTGCCGAAATGCTTTTACCCATACCCATTTCGTGATTTATTAACAAACCCCGGCATTTGGCGTTTTTAATCATATAATTATACACTATAAATTGATGGTATCTTAAAAAATCCTTGTCAGAATATTCGTCATCTATTATTTTCTGTAAATTATTTTTAACTCCTATGGGGAAATTAGTTGAGTCCTGATCTGGAAAAATCATATCTATTACAAATAATTTTATATTATATAAAAGGATTTCTTTATATTATTTCGATTTAATTTTTCTATTTGGGTTTCTTATTTGGGTTTTTCTATTTGGGTTTTTCTATTTTTTTTTTGGGCGGGGAGGGTCTTAATTTGGGGTTTCAAAAAAAAATATGATGTAAAATAAAATACTTTATCCACAGTAATTACGGTGATGTCCATAACCACCTGTATAGCCACCTTTATAGTCATCAGTATAGAAATAATATATCAAAACAACAACTAGAATAATCATTAAAATAGTATTCATGCTGGTAGATGCTATAACCCCTCCCATAATATCACAACATCCTCCTACTATTTTTCCCATTGCCTCTCCGCAACCACCTAATAGGCCTGAGCTTCCTCCTATACAATCACACCCCCCTATACAATCACATCCTCCGAAAAACGATTTACTCATTTTGAAATTTATAACAATTTATATACTATAACCGATTTTAATTTATAAAAAATATTATTCGTCCAATATTGTTTCTGGTCTTTTTTCATATAAGAAGTAAAACCATTTTTTATTAGTTTTAGCAATACGCTCCTTCAATTCCAAATATATTAATCTGGTTCTAATATCATTGCATAAATTAGATACGTTAATTTTTCCATTTAATTTAACCCCTATTTTATTAGCCATGTCTCTTAAATATATTTTGCTCTTGGATGAACAAACCGACCCCTTTTCTATTAATCTAGAATCATTATATTGTTTAATATTTTGGATTGGCGATCTTACTTTAAATCTAATATGTACTCCTGTTTTAGATCTCTCGTCATATCCCACTAAAACATCATTTTCAACAAATGCCTGACTAGGTTCCATATATTCTGGACTCTCAAACCAACCATCTTCAGGTGTGTAAAATCTAGGTATAAAATTAATTAAATGCCCTACTGGAACTAAATCAGCATTTACTTTTTTATTGTTAGTTTTAATTTTATAGTTACCGTCAAAAAGTTTTAATGATTCGCTTAAATTGTTCTCATATGAATTTTTCATACCAGTTGATATCCAATTTACATGACTTTTGTTAATACTGCTTTTTAGCAAATTTAATAAACCCGACGTAGTCATATCAATTTCTTGGTCCTTGTCTTCTTTATCCTTGTTTTTTTTATCCTTGTCTTTTTTATTCTTGTTTTTTTTATCAGTGTCATTTTTATCTTTAGCCTTTTTATTGAGTTTTAAATTTACTTGATTTATGTACTTATCATATTTTTTATAAATAAACGGTTTTAGTGTGTGGCCCCATATAACTAGCTGCCGGATATCGTAATAATTAAGCATTTTGAAATAAAATGAATGCATTTCTGATTTCTTGACAGTGGGACTTGTCCATACTTCGAAAATATATTTAATGCATTCTTCGATAAATAATATATGAAAATCAGTACCAAAATCACACACAGCCATTTCTAAATCATTTATATTAACGTTATTCCATTTATTGTAAAATCTATTTAATTTATCGGAATAATTGGTAAGAGTTTGGCCTGACTCAAGGAAATTCTTTATATATATATTTGCGGATTTATTTGTTTTATTTACCCTATAAGGAAGTTCTATGGTTTTAATTGGTTCATTGTTTATTTCATCCAATGGAAATAATATGTAGTATAATCCGACTTGCGTGATAACGGACTGCTGATTTCCAGGTAATATTATGATTTTATCATCGTAATCAAATAATTTATCTAATATTCGCGTAATAGATGACTGATGTTTATTTACATCTATTGATTTATTTAAAATAATCGGTTCTACATATTTTACGTCTTTAGCCCAAACAAGCCGCGACAAAGAAATAATAAATAAATCTTCATTGATTAATTCTGTATTAAATTCTATTTGCATCCATTTTCGTGAATTTCTAACCGAATCTAATAAATCCTTATACAACCAAACCGGCGACCTCTCAATAAATAACCTTTTAATTATAACCATAATATTATTGATTTCTGTGTTAGCATTAAAAGAATTAAACGTTTGCAAATTTAACTCATTTACTTTAAATGTTCTATTATTAAAATTTTTAGAAATCTTTGGTTCGAAATATAAAGACCCTAATTCATCTTTCATCTTATTTGATTTATGGGCATGCCTTTCTTCATCTGTCCATATTATATCACGATTGATAAATGCATCTATTGCATTTTCGTGCATTATTTTTTCTATATTTTGAATTATTTTGTAATGTTGTAATTTCTCAATATATTTCTCTTCTTCATAACCTAGAATATATTTGTTATTCTTTTTTTCAGGTACAGCTGATGTAAAAATTCTAATATTTACATTTCGTTTTTCTTCCGGTAGTAACTTATGGCTATTTTTTCTAACTACTCGCCCCATTATTTGAATTAAAGTGGGTATATTATCGGGTCGCCCCATTATCATTAATTCCCTAACTGCTTTAATGTCGAATGCTTCCTTTATCAATTTACCGCCAATTAATATCATGATACGTAGCCCATCAGAATTATCTGGTGAATTATATTTATCTAATGAATTATTCATCGATATTCTATCTAAGTCACTATGAACTGATATAAATCGTACTGGTATAAAATTATGTGTTTTTTTGTCTACTTTATCTGGCGTTTTATCCGGGGTTTTCCCTTTGTTCTTTGCACCGCCTTGTGTGGGTTCTTTTATTTTGGATCGATTGTTGTGTTTATTTTTTGTTTGAGATATATATTGTTCTATCTCGGAGAATAAATTTTCATTATCAGGAAGTTTTCGTAAAGGATCTGCATAATATGATTCATTATTTGTAGGCTCATATTTCAATGACTTAATTAGGTCTATAAAGTCGGGACATTCAACTTGTATTATAACCTGATTACTTTTTTCTAATTCTTTTATAACATTAATAATAGTTGATTTGTCAGTTGTTAATATAGTTTGATTTATAAATTTACATGGTATAAGTATGATTTCACCGACCATATAATATTCTAATATTGGTATTTCTTCATTACCTACACAATAAGTACCAAAAATTTCATTATATGAAACATTAAATCCTAAAATAGCATTTTCAGAATTTCCGCCTAATTGAGTTGTATCATGATCCTTTCTCATATTACCGCATATAGCGCATAATGTATTGGCGACACTTCCATCATATTCACCTATTATATAATTCTGTAACATTATTTCTTGTATAAATAGGACGCCCGACATATGAATTACATTATGATAAATGAATATTTTACCGCCTTTATTTTTTATTATTTCATTAACCAATTCCATCATCTTGGCGTATTTAGTTGAAATTGCATATAAGTTATTCAACTGCAATATATCACCTATTATTTTATCATTCTTAAAATTAATTTTGTTAGTATCTTTCCATTCTTGACTTGCATATGGTATATATTTTTTAATTTCGCTTGTTTGATATAATCCAATTTTTGGGTCATTCGGGTTAGGTATAGCAAAATCAGTTAAATACTGGCTTTCCTGATTAAGTGTTCCTGTATATGCCTGTTTATATGTATTATAATGAAATTCTGACATGGGACATCTAATAAATTTTAAATAAGGCGCCCCATCGATAGATTCGCCTATAAAATTTTTAGTAGGATAATATTTAGGATTCGAATCACTTAAATAGCTAATACGGCCTTTACATAATTCGGCAATTTTATCTAATGCATTACGTTTTAATTGTTTATCACTCTCGAAGAAATCATTTTTATTTAATTTTTCCGGGTAATGTGATTTCGGTAATAACAGATTCAACAAATCAATAACTTCAGTGGGATTATTGTTCAACGGGGTCGCACTCATAAATACAGCTCGAATACTCGGATGATAATTTAGAATATACTGCAATGCAACGCCCCAGTTATTTTTTTCTAAACTATTATATACATTATGTATCTCATCACAAATTAGTAATGAATTTTTGAATTCTTCTAATAATGGTTTATTAATAGAAATCTTACCGGATTTAATAGCATCATTTATTCCTTCTTCATCTAAATTAGTTATGTTAGTTTTAGAATCATTTATGATAAAAATCAAATTAACTAATTTTTTATACCCTATAAATTGAAAGAATCCATTATTTTCGCGATTGTTAAATTTCTTTTTAATTTTCATTAAAAATTCTTGCAGTTTTTCCATGTCTATTTTATTTCCTCCATATGCTAATTTTTTAAGTAATGCAATCTTTTCAATATCTTCTCTTGAAACTATTCCAAATTCCGGGAATCTTAATAATTCATTTCTAAATATATGAGATGTAAACCCCAATATAAAAACAGAACCTATATTTTCTATGCCTTGAGATGCCTCCATTCGAAAATAATTAATGAAATTAAGGGCAATCGACAGGGCTCCTATACTCTTTCCTGCGCCGGTCTGCCATTTCATCAATAGTCTTGAATATGGCGTATTTGGATTTATGTAATTAGAAACAAATAATTGATATGAATGAAATTGTAGATAATTATTGTCATGTATCATTTTTTCTATTAAGAATTTTGGTATAATTTCGTTCTCAAATATATTATGGTCATGTTCTATATGCGGCAAGTAATATTGATAAAATTCCTTTCTTTTAGCAATGTTTTCTATAATATTTTCAGTGTCATCTTCTAATAAATAAGCCATTATAGTTATATTATTTATTATATGTTTTTCTAGAACATATAATATGTATATGTTTTTTTCTAAAAAGAATATAATGTAAACAATTTATTATTAAAAACGCGATTACCCCCCCCCCCCCTTCCCCAAAAAAAAAAAAAAATAAAAAAAAATATAAACAAAAAAAAAAAAATATTTTTTTTAAAATCAC